GTCTTGCTTATCAGGATTATTGGGAGGAAGAGTTAAATAGGTGTATTAATGGTTATAAACCCCCTGGCGGAGAATGGATACCTGGTAATTATTACTGGTATTTAAATTACTACATGATTTTAGGTAATGATGGTAGTAATTCTAACCGTAAAACACTTATTTACCCTTGGTACAGGGATATGGATAAAGAATACTTTAACCTATTCCACACATGTAGGGAAGAAGGTAAGGGCATGATAGTTATTAAGGCTCGTGATAAGGGATTCTCTTACATGAACTCAGGTTTAGTAGCTCATGAGTTTACTTTCTTTCCGCATTCCGAAGTAGGAATTGCGGCTGGACTAGGTGTTACGGCACACTCTTTCTTTGACAAAGTCAAAAAAGGGTTAATGAACCAACACGCTAATTTTCGGCACGGCTGGTTAAAGGATACGAAAGATGTGTTACGGGCAGGGTATAGACAGAAGAATGCTGAGGGCCGATGGGAGATAGGAGGCTATCAATCTGTAATACATTGTAGAACAATGGATGATCCAGAGGTATATAAAGGTGAGCGTTTATCAATAATGATATTTGAAGAGGCTGGTGAGTTTAAAAGACTTAAAAATGCATACATGTCATCAAAAGCATGTTTTATGGATGGTGCATTTCAGTATGGTGTGCCTGTAGTAGGTGGTACTGGTGGTGATATTGACGCAGCATCTGCTGATTTTATGGATATGTACTATAATGCAGAAGCATTTAATTTAATTCCTATGTTTATACCTGCATCTAGAGCATTACACGGATTTTTTAGTCCTTCTACTGGTGTAGATGACGAAAAAAAGGCGTTTGAGTACATACAAACAGAAAGACAAAAAATATTAGATGGCGGTGGAGACAGTAAGGCATACAATTTGCATTTACAAAACTACCCCTTAACTGTACAGGAAGCTTTCCTAAAAACAAAAGGTTCTAGGTTTGATATAGCACTGCTTAATCAGCAAAGAGCTAGAGTTCAAACACTAGCAGATCCAGAACAACATATTACAACTGGAAATCTTGATTGGGTAATAGATGATGATGGATTAACTGATAAAGTTAAGTTTACGCCTCATCCGCATGGTCCATATAAAATATTACACCAGCCACAAACGCATTTATCTGGTTTAGATATTGGTGGTATTGACTCATATGATCAAGATGAGGCAGGAGCATCAGAATCTATGGGTTCTGCAATAATATTTAGAAGAATAGCTGACACTAATCAGCCATATAGGCTTCCTATAGCAGAATATACTGACAGACCTGAAACAGCAGAGCAATTTTATGAAGGTTGCTTAAAATTAGCTGTTTATTATAATTCTAAAATGTTAGTCGAGTATACAAAGATTGGTATATTAGATTATTTTTTAAGAAACAGAGCTCAAAAGTATTTAAAAACAAAACCTAGGTCTGCACACTCACCTGGGACAAGAACTAGAAATAATTATGGTGTGCACATGAATAAACAAGTTAAAGCTTACATGGAGTCTTTAATGTATGACTATATTAAAGAAAGAGGTGATGAAATTTGGTTTATTGACCTGTTAGACGAGCTTTGTGATTGGGGTACACGCAATACAGATAGGGCTATTGCCTTCGGTTTGTGTTTAATACATGAAAATGATAACTTTGCAATTGAAGTTAAGGACAGGGAAAAAGAAACAATAAAAGAAAGCGGATTTGTATATTATAAATACGATAGTAATGGAATACCAGTTAAACATACAAGATAATGAGAAATTTTCCTAGTCAATTAATACCTGATTCTAAGAAAGACAAAAAATGGTGCGAGCACATGCTCGATGCTATCGTATCGCACACAGACGCAGTTGATAGCCCAGAAAATAGGTATCGACTAAAAGATATAAGAAATTACGACATATATAACGGTGATTTTAATCGTGATGATTATAAATACCTTACAGAGCAATATGGATACAATTATCCTGCTCGATTAGTAAATTACCCTATAGTACAACCTAAAATAGACTTATTATTAGGTGAAGACTTACATAGACCTTTAGATACAAAAGTTGTAACAATAAATCAAGAAGCTATAAATAGAAAAGAAGACCATAAAGTAACTATGGTTATGAATAAGCTACTTGAAGAAGTTAAAGAAGAAATGAAAAATTTAGGAATGGAAGTTAGGACTGAAGGCCAAGATATTCCATTACCTGATGATATTGATACATTTATGCGTTACAACTATAGAGAATCTATAGAAGAAGCAGTTCAAGATGGATTAGAGTTTTTAGTAAATAGATATAAAATTAAAAACAAATTCAAAGAGGGCTTTAGGGATCTACTAATAACTGGTAAAGAATGCTATCGAGTTGAAATTAAAGATGGCGACCCACAGGTTAGGCGCGTAGACCCAAGGTCTCTCTGTTATGACTTAACTAGTGAAACAGATGATTTAGGTGAGGCTAACTGGATAACAGAAGAAAGATTTTTATCTCCTAGCGATGTAATAGATGAGTTTGGTGAGCAATTAGATGACAAGCAAATTAAGCTTATAGAATCTATGTCTCAACAAAATAAAATAGATATGTTTTCTGAATACCGTAATTGGTATGTAAGAGGAGAGTCTGGTGAGCTTAGAGTAAAAGTTGTACATGCTGAGTGGAGATCGCTTAGAAAAATACAATACAAAATAAGCCCTAACAAACATGACAATGATAAGCCATTTAGAAAAATGGTTTCTGATAGATATAGAAAACGTAAAGGTGAAAAAGTTCGTAAGGTTGTTGTTGATGATATTTGGCAAGCTACAAAGATTGGTGGTTCGATTATGGTTAATTGTCAGCGAGTTCCTAATCAGATACGTTCTACAGACGATCCTAGTGCTGCTAATTTAAGCTATGTAGGTGTAATAAGAAATCATACTACAGGTAATCCTGTATCTATGGTTGACTTACTTAAAAATGTACAAATGCTTTATAATATTACTATGTATCACATAGAGTTGTCTATGGCTAGATCAGGTGGTAAAGCAGTTGTATATGATGTAGCACAAATGCCAGCAAATCTTGGAATGAATATGCAGGATATAATGTATCACATTAAAAATGATGGTATTATACCTATTAACTCTAAAGATGAAGGGTTACAAGCGCAAACATTTAATCAGTTCCAGCAAATAGATTTTACGTTGTCTAATTCTGTTCAGCAACTTATAAATTTAAAAATAATGCTAGAAGATATGGCTGGTCAAGTATCAGGTGTAACTAAGCAGCGTGAAGGACAGATTGAACAGTATGAACAAGTAGGTAATCAAAAACGAGCTGTAGTGCAATCAGCAACTATTACTAGATCTTGGTTTTACTCGCATGACATGGTTAAGCAAGACGTGTTAATGCGTTGTGCTAATCTTATGAAAATGTGTTGGTCTGAGGGTAAAAAGACTGCAACTGTATTTGGTGATGGAACATATAAGTTTATATCTATATTGCCAGATGTAGCATTAAATGATTATGGTGTATTCTTGGGTGATGGTGGTAAAGATGAAGAAATGAAAGCTGCTGTATCTCAATTAGCGCAATCTGCACTACAATCTGGTCAAATAGATATGTTAGATGTAATTAGAATATTTAAATCTGATACATTAACAGAAGCAGAGCATATATTAGAGAGAGGTTTAGAGGCAGCTAAAGAAATGCAAGCTCAACAGCAACAAGCTGCAATGGAGCAAGCACAAATGGAAGCTCAAGCTAAAGAAAAAGAATTACAAACAGAAGTTGAAATGAATCAACTTGATAATGAGACTAGAATTAAAGTTGCAGAAATACAACATCAGTCTAAATTAGAAACAGCAGAAATACTTTCTGATGACCAATATGGTACAAGAAAAGCTGATGCTGCGTTAAGACAAATGGAAGGACAGCTTAAAGGTCAAGTTAAAAATTAAATAAAATTTCGTAATATTGCAAAATGGAAGAAACAATGGAAAAAAAAGAGACAATAAGTGAAGAAGTAAAGGAATTTAATCCTGAAGCCTTCGCTGGGCTTGACAACTTAGTAGAAAAAGTAGGTCAAGTTGATGAGCAAGAATCTGCCAAAGAAGAGCCTACGGCTCTGGTAGAGGAAACTGAAACAGAAACTGAAACAACTGAAACAACTGAAAATGTTATTGAACAAGTTGAAGAAGATGATGATTCAGATTTTGATTGGGGTGTAGAAGATTCTGAAGAACAAACTGAGCCTGAAGCAAAAGAAGAAGCTGAAGAAGACTGGGATTTTGAAGAAAAACCAGAGGCTACAGAAGAAACTACAGAAAAAACTACAGAATCCAATGAAGTAAATTGGGATGCAGTTGCAGAGCAGCTTGGACTAGAAGGCGCATCTAAAGAAGATATTGTAAAAGCTTTAAACTCTAAAAATGAGCCAGAAGTTCAAAATGATACAATATCAAAATACGAAGGATACCTTAAGCTAACAGATAGAGAACTTTTAGCGGCTGACATGAAAGCTACAGGTATGGATGAGTATGATGTTGATGACTCTTTAGATAGAATGGAAGATTCTGGAATGCTTAAGCACGAAGCTCTTAAGATTAGAAAGCAATTAAGAAATGCTATTCGATCTGAAAGAACTACAGTTAAGCAAAAAGAAGAATCTGCAGCTCAAGAAAAAATACAAGCCCAAGAGAATGCAAGAAAAGAATTGCAAGCTCACTTAAAAGGCTTTAATAATTACCTTGGAGGCAAGGTAACAGTAGAACAAAGAAAAGATCTGTATAAATATATAACAACTGGGAATTTCAACGAAGACATTTATAAAACTCATGCCAATGTTGCGGAGGCTGCGTTTCTTTGGAAGAACAGAAAACAAATACAGAAAATGTTGAGGTCGCAAGGCTTCGAAGACGGTAAGGGTAGCGTATTAGATAACCTTACTAATAAAGGTGGTAGAGGAAACAGTAAACCTAAAAGAAAAACAGGAACTGGCTTTGATCCATCGGCATTTATGGGAGAATAATTTTAATGCTGTCAAGGTTACGTTTTAAAAGAATAAAGAAGTAAATGCAATTTTTAAATAATTATTAATATTTCTAAATTGTAAAAAGAAATGAAAACAACAACAGGATCGTTTGGAACGGACACTCAGATGTCTAATTCCTTGGTAACTAACATGTTGAAGTACCCAGAAATTTCTAGTACTTTAATACAACAGTACCCTCGTTACGCACTAACATACCTATTAGAAAGAACAGGTCGTTTTGCTGACGTAAAAATTTTAGGTGACAAATCTTTCGAGTGGAAAGTTTTAGGTCGCTCAAATCGTGCAATTACTGCACATACAGGTTATTCAATTGCTGCTGATACTAGTGCTGCAGAGATTGTATTCGTAGAAGCTGCTGCTGAAGGAGCTTTATTATCTGTTCATGATGTAGTTATGGACTCTGCAGGTAATGTAGGTCAAGTAACTCACGCTTTAGCTGCTGATGCATCTACTGAAATTTCTGGTAATAAACCAGCAGCTGTAACAACATCTGCTGCAAATTCTGCAACAGGTGGTTATGGTTATAAAATTAATTTTGCTAATGGACACGCTGCAATTTCAGTTTCTTCTGGTATTGGTGTTATTGGTACATCATTTGGTGAGGCTTCTTTAGGTACGTCTGTTTCTGAATACATGACTTATCCAGATACTTACAAAAACTGGTTAACTCTTAACAGACGTAAATTATCTATTTCTGGTTCAGCTTTAACTGATGTAACTTGGATTGAAAACAATGGATCTAAATTGTGGTACTTTACTGCTGAAAAATTGTTTACTGATGAATTTATGTATCAATTAGAGCTACAACGATGGTTTGGTAGAGCTAATGTTGCTGCAACTGATGCTGATGATTTCCCTGGAGACAGCGGATCAAAAGCAGCTGCTGATCACGGAATTATGGGTGATGGTATCCTTGCACAAATTGAAGGTACTATTAGTCAAACTTATGATATTAGTGATGGTCTTAGTGAAGACGATTTAGCATCTTTTATTGCTAAATTATCTCGCAATGCTCAATCTCCTGAAGGAAATGAGTATGTAGTATTTACTGGTACTGAAGGTAGATACCAATTCCACAAAGCTATGAAAGGACTTACTGTAGGTGCAAATAATGCTACTGGTGGTTCTATGCAGTCTATGAAAACTGGATCTGATGTAGCTTTAGGTGTTAACTACACATCATATAATGTTTTAGGTAGTAAATTAACTATTGCTTATTGCCCAGTATTTGATGACGTTAATGTTCATGGTTCATCTGCTGCTGGTCATGGTGGAACTATGTCTGGTAAAATGGTATTCTTAGACTTTTCGTCTGTAGATGGTGTACCTAATATTCAGTTAGTTGCTAAAGGTCATGATGGTCACAACCGTAACTATGTTAAGAAATACATTCCTGGTATGGTTAACCCTTATGATCAACAATCAATGCTTGCTGCTAACGGTGATGACTCATTCACATGTCAAATCATGTCTGAATCTGGTATCATTGTTCGTAATCCATTATCTTGTGGTATTTTAGGAGCCACAGCTTAATAGATTAAATACTATGTGTGGAGAGTTTATTCTCTCCCACTAGAACGCAAACAAGTAATTTAAAAAAGAGAAAAATGAAACATCCAGTAATTGTAAGGGTAAAAAAACCCAAAAGATTTGTTCACCTAGGATTAGGTAGTACATATAAAGACCCAAAAGATAAGGGTAGAAGAAAAACGTTAAAAGACATAAATGGTGAAGTAATGGAATTTAACATGTCAACACCCTCTATTGTGTTTGATATAAGTGATGATTATGATAAATCAGTTTATACTTGGTTGAAAAATCATCCATCTATAGATCAACATTTAATTTTTGAAGACACTATACAACAAGAAATGGTTTCTACAGAAAAAATGGTTGAATCAGCAGAAGCAATTCAAATTGCTGTTGCAATGACAGATAAGCAAATATTAGATTTTTGTAAGCTAACAGGTATTAGAACTAAAGATAACTCTATTGAGTTTGTTAAAGCTCAGGTTATTAAGTTAGCTAATGATAATCCAAACAAATTCTCTAGAATAATAAATGATAGAGATAAAGATTATAGGGTGTTTATTGAAAATGCTATTGACGCAAAATTGATTAACTTTGTAAATGGAACTTATAAGTACAATACTGAAACTATAGGTTTAACAGAAGATCAAGTAGTATTGTGGCTTAAAGACAATAAAGACATTCACGCATTGTTGCGAAAAGAAATGTCTGGTAATAAAAAAGTAAAAGCTAAAAAATGACATACGCACAGGCGCAATCGCACATAGATAACTTGTTAGACAAAACAGGTACAGCATATTTTACTCCTACAGAAAAAAATCAATTTATTGATTTAGCTGTAATGGAATATACTAAAGGTTTAGTAAATACTTTAGAGTCTGATGCTCAATCTATGGAAAAAATAGCGCCTTTAGTTACAGTATCTTCTTCTTTAACGCAAAGTAGTGGATCTGTTACTTTACCTACAGGTACTCCTGTGTATCATATATTAAGGGCTTATACTGCAACAACTGGATACGACATTAATATAATGGGGCATGGTGAGTATGCTTCAGCTAAAAATGATCCTTATCATAAACCTAACTCTGAAAATCCAATAGGCTTACTTAGAGGTAGTAATTTAGATATTATAGGTACAACAGAAAATATATATATAGAATATATTGCGGTTCCTGTTCTTTCAGACGAAGGAACAGTTTCTGGAAGTACTCAGTTTTTAGGTGGATACGATTTAAACTCCTCAGAGGAGATAGTAAATATTGCAGTTAGAAAGATGATGTTATCGTTGGAAGATCCACGGTATCAGCTTCAAATTAACGAGCTGACCGCTGACAAGCGTTGATGACTCTCTTTTTTCCTGCGTTAGTTTGGGTGGTAGAGAAATCTACCCCCATTCTTTTAAAATATAAAATATGACTTTAAACGAAATTGTTTACAATATTAAAAATTTAGCCGAAGGTGGTTATACAACTGACGACAATAAACTTAGTACTCGTCAAATTAAAGCTTGGGTAAACTATCATAGATTAAACATATTAGAGTCATACACTAATAATGGTAAAAATATACCGCAAGGTGCTACACAAAACATAGGAACTTTTATTGTTCCAGATGAAGGTGAATATTTAACTTTACCTAGAGTTGCTTCTTACAGCGACACAAGAGGTATAACTAGCATTACATCTGTTGATGGTAATATGATTTTTGCTAGAACAACTCAAGATAAAATATCTTATCAAGAGCAAAGTAGATTTACATCAGCTATGCCTAAGTTCTTTTTAGAAGAAGGTGTTCGACTTTATTTTTATGGATCTGGTGGTGGTGAACAGGTTAAAATAATAGGTGTATTAGAAGACCCTACATCTGCACCTGGTTGGGGTAGTGATGACGACAATTATCCGTTACCATCTCAGTTAGTTAATCCATTAATTAAAATGATTGCAGAAGTTGAATTAAATTTAACACTTAAAACTCCAGGAGATTTAATTAATAATGAAGTAGAAGCAGATAGAGAAGTACAAACAAGAAAACAATAATGTATACAACATATAAAGATATTTACAATAAAATATCTAAAAGAGTAAGAGTAGAAGCGTCTGGCAGGAAAAAGACTAAATCTATACCTTACTCTTTGTATTTTAATATAGTTACTAAATTCTTCGACATCCTAGTTAGAGATTTGGTAATAAGAAAACAGAGAATTTTCTTACCTTTGAATTTAGGATTTTTATTTGTAGAAAAAAAAGAACATACTAGAGCTTTTCATATAAGAAAAGATAATTTAGAATCTAAATTGAAAGGTGAGCCTGTAAGATATAAAGTCCCTATTTTAGATAATTATTATTATAAAATAAGTTGGGCTAAAAAAGGTTCTGCTTTGCGTAAATGCAAATTGTATCCAGCTAAAAAAGTTAGAGAATTAATTAAAGAAACATATAATGCAAATTAGCGTTAAAAGAATAATTGGAAATGTAGCTCGTAATTTAGGGCTTAATAATCCTTCAGAATATTTAGAATCATTTATAGAATGGGCTTTTGAAGCTGAACAAAAAATAGGTAGTTTTAATACTTTTTTAGAAAAAGAAGCTGATTTGACTGTAACTGGAAATAAGGCTTTATTACCTGCAGATTTAATAAAATTAATAGACGTTAAAAATAGTAACGATGTTTTAATGGAGCCAACACAAAAAACATTTAAAGGTGATGCGTCAGGAGATAAGTATTGGATTGTTGGTAATTATATACATTTTGTTAGTATATCAGACGGAACCGCTCATATAGCATATAAAGCTTTAGATACAGATTCTGATGGATTTCCTACAATTAAGCAAGGTCATGAAGATGCTGTTGCTCAATACATTATGTGGAGACACAAATCTATAGAATATTATAACGGTAAAATTGCTAGATATATAGTTAAAGATTTAGAGCAAAGATGGTATTGGTTGTGTGCTCAAGCAAGAGGAAATGATAACTTACCTTCTGAATCTGAAATGAGAAACATAGCAAAATATTGGAATACTTTAATACCAGAAAGAGAAAATGGCGGAACAGTCTAAACCTAATACTTTTGGTAAAGGTATGATGACGGATTTAGATCCTGGATACCAACCAAAAGACTCATACTTTACAGGACTAAACATTAGGGTTATAACTAATGGAGAAAATTCTTATTCTTTAGAAAACATTCAAGCACCTAAAAGGGTGTATGATTTAGACGCAAAAAAAACAGATTCAGAATTTACTGTACCTATGGCGTTTTTAAGTAGTACTGATAGATATTTAATACATGGAGCTGTAGTTGTTGATGATTATATAATAGCGATAGAGTCTCAAAATTCTACTGCCAGTACTAAAAATTGGAAAATAAGAAAATATGTAATTGATCAAAATGGAAATATATTAAATTCTAATGGATATTCTACTGTTGGTCCAGGTAGTTTATGGTCAGGTTACGACTTATTTAGTTCTAATGCAGGAGAAATAGAATTAGAATCTATAGTTGAAACAGAAACAATACATAGAATATATGCTACTGATGGTATAGGAGAATTGTTATCTATTAATGTCAAAGACTCAAATTTATCTAGTAAAACTATTACAGATTTTAAAGCATTTAAACCTAACATTATGGTTCAGGCTAATTTATCTGGATACAATGATGTAGGTGGTGGATTAAAATACGGATCTTATAGTTACACATATAGATTAGCATCAAGAGGTCAATCTAATTATTCAAATTGGGCTCCTATATGTAGGCCTATTAATGTAGTTAATGGTAGTTTATCTACAGGCGATAATCTTACAATAAAAGGAGAAACAAGTTCAGAAACATCTAACAAATCTATAAAGCTTTCTATAACAGGAATATCAACTGAATACGAAGTAATTGAAATTGCAGCTATACATTATAGTAGTGAAAATGTTTCTACTATAGAAATTATAGAAACAGGATCTATAAGCTCTTCTACTTATGAATTAGTTCATAGTGGATTTGAAACTACTACTGTTGTTTCTGGTGGAATAGCATCTGTAGTAATTAGTAATAAAACTTGGAATACTTGTAAAACACTTGCGCAAAAAGACAATAAATTGTTTGCAGGTAATTTAACAAGTACACCAATGAATATAAATATTAAGTCATCACCTAGAGCAAGTGATGATGCAGAATCTTTGGTTAGTTATAAATTAAAGTCTTATAAAATTACTCCTAGCTCAAGTGGTGATACAGACTCTAATGATTACAGCACTATAGTTTACTCTAGCGATAAATTTGAAACTCACTCTGAAGAAGCTAATCCACATAGACATCAAAATGGTAGTGCTGGACTTAAAATATATGATCATATAAATATTGCTAACGATAAAAATCATTATAAATTTTTGGGAAAAAACTTTGGAAGCTCAATGAACCCAACATATTGTCTTGGAGCAGAAACTCCAGGTTTTAGTCATGATCCTAATGTTTATGGTTTTAGATTAACTTTTAGTCAAATAGGGTATAAGATTAGCGATTCAGCAAATCACACTACATATGCTGGTGCTACTGGCGGAGATAATAATGAAGAATACGAAGCAATACCATATAGTATTGGTGTAAATCAAAATAGATCTGAATTTGGTGGAGGAAAACCAGGTCCTCATAATCCTGCTTGGGACTTTAAATACAGAAGCTTTAAAAGAGGTGAGTGTTATAGATTTGGTATAGTATTTTTTGATTTAAAAGGTGTTCCAGGTTTTGTTCATCATTTAGGTGATATAAAAATGCCTGAAGCAATGGATCAAAATAATCGACAATTAGCACCTCCTGGTAGTGGTGGTTCAGGTCTTCAAGACAATAGAAGTATATTAAGTAATGGAACTACATTAACTGATGATGATTTCATGATTAAAGGTTGGCAACCTTTTAGTCAAAAAAAGGGAAATCAAAATCATTATGGCTGGGCGTTGATACCAAAAATAGAAGTAAGATTACCTGATAGTATTACAAGTCAAATATCTGGGTATAAAATTGTAAGAGCTGAACTGCAAGATAATGATAAAACTATTATAACTCAAGGTGTTTTAAATCATTGCGTTGTTCATCATTCTTCTCAAGGTTTAAATTCTTTAAGAAGTAAAGCCTTACCAAAGCCGTGGCCTTATTCTGTTGTAGAATACGATGATGCTAGTTACACTAATGCTAACGGTAATCCTTATCAAATTCATGATAACGCATGGACTTTAGATACTCCAGATGTAACTATAGGTGGTAAATCTTATAATTTTTCTGATGGTGGTTATGACATAAGAAATGTTTGCCCAATTATTATGGGTAATGAACATATGGATATAAACTCACTTACTTATGGTACGAGTTATAATTACAGCACATTAATTTGGGGTGGTGGAATAGTATTAAATGACGGTCTTGCAAATGCAAGCTATTCTGTTGGTAGTGGAAGTGTTAATATGTATAAAACAGCAGTTGGTTTTAGATACAGATGGATGACTAAAGAAGATTTAGGTCTTAGTACAGATGATGAAGATGCTTTTAATATAACAGAATTAAAAGCGTCTACTGGTGTTGGTTTATTTATGACTTATCATGATATTGATTTTGGTAAAACTGTAGTAAATGGTGAGCAAGTAACTACATCTGAATCTGGATTAAGTGAGGTTTTTGAAAATGTAATTCCAGAAAACACAAACTCAAATACAGGTACAGGACTATCAGCTTATTATGGTGAAGCAAGCATTATAGCTAGTCAGCGTCATAGAGCAGATTATAAAGGAAATGCTGTTACAACAATATTATTAAAATGTTCATCAACATCTCCTTCTGAAATAGAATATGAAGGCGCATACGATCATGTTGGTAGAGCTTTAGGTTATATTAATAATAGTGGGGGTAATGATTGGAATAATGGTAAACGTTATAATAATATTAACAGTAAATGGATTTCTGAAATAGTTAGAGATACTAGTTCTGGTTTTGAACAATATGGTGGATATAATGATTCAGCTATAGAAAATACTAGATTTTATGATTGTAGTAATTATCAAGATAAATCTGTAGCATTATTTGAAATTACTGGTGGTGATACTTTTTGTGATTATTATACATATAAAAATAGGTGGCCTAGCGGAGATACAGGAAGTCCAGGAGAACATGCAGATGCAAATACAACAGGTTTAGCTTATTATTACAATACAGCTGTGCCTTTAGAGTCTTCATACAACACGTCATTAAGATACGGAACTTATTATGGTTCTTCAAAAATATTAACACAAGCAGGAGAAGATAATTATTCTTACAACACAGCTTATAATCAAGAAACTAATTTAGTTAGTTCTGTAACTAAGCCCTTGTATTGGGATGATAATAATATATTTAAAAATAAAATTGCTGCATCTAGAACTAAAATACCTGGAGAGCCATTTGATGCATGGACTCAATTTCCTGCAAATGATTTTATAGAGGTAAATTTACAGCAAGGTAAAATAACAGATTTAGTAAATTACAAAAATAATTTGTATGCAATACAAGATCAAGGTGTAGCTGCTTTATCTGTAAATCCTAGAGCTTTAATATCAGGCGAAGGTGCTGCGGCAGATATACAAATTGTTAGTGGTTCTGGCGCTGCAATAGAAAGATTTGATTACATAACAAGTAAATATGGGTCGCAGCATTTTAATAAATCTATAATAACTCCTACAGGTTTTTATTTTTTAGATTCACAAAATAGTGAAATTATAAAATTTAACGAGCAAGGTATAAACCCTTTATCTTTAAGTAATCAGTATAAAAGTTATATAACAAGTTTTACTCAAAATAAAAATATTCCCGTAAGCGTTAATAACAATATTGGCAGTTTAACTCAAGGTATTTATTCTGGTTATGATAACGAATTTAGAGAATGTTATTTTACAGTAGTTGATTCTACAAATTCTCAAAATAGTTTTGTAATTTCTGATTTAGACGGAAAGCTTATTACAAAATTAGATTTAAGAGATAAAACTAGAGCTTCTAGTAATGGAGCAATATTTTTTAAAAAATACATATCATATCAAAATAGATTTTACGGTATAGGTCATGAAGTTATTTCTGGAACTCAAACACAAATTAATGGAGATGTTTTATTAAATTCTACAGTTGGATATAACAATGATGCTATATTTTTATTTAATAGTGGTGTTTATCAAAACTTTAATGTTGGGTTTGTTGTAAATGATAATGCTGCAATAAATAAAATTTTCGATACATCAGAAATAATAAGTGATGTTGCAAACACAACAGATAAATTTACATCTCACTCTATACAGGATTCAAATGGAATTAATATTACAGCTGGAAGTACAGAAGAAAGAATTAGAGAAGGTATTCATAGAGTTTATTTAAGAAATGAATCAGTTTCAAATAGAGCTAGAGGTAATTGGATAAAACATACTATATCGTACTACCAATCTCTTAGTTCTGAATTAATTAATCCAGATGCTGACAAAAAATTCAATATATTTGCAGTAAACACAAGATATAGACAATCAAGATAATGTTATGGCTTTAACTCTAGAAAATCAAAATTTATTTAACAACTTGTTTCCAAACAGTCAATCTTCAAATCAAGGAGGTTTGTTTCAAACATATAATTCAGGTGGTTTTAGTAATGTATTAAGCGGAAACTTAGAAAGCAATAACGAATCTAATGTTTCTAATACTGAAAGTAGTGGTGGAAGTGGATTAAATATTGGTAATGCTGTTAATATGGGTATATCTACTGCACAACAATTAATACCTGGAGCATCGAGTAATCCTTATTTAAATGCAGCTAAAAACAATCCTTTAATGAAAGCTGGTTTAAAGACAATGAATCCTGTTATTATTGGGGCTGGATTGCTTAGTACAGCTTTTTTAGGTAGTAGAGCAAAAAAACAACAAGAGCAGTTAAAAAAACAAACAGATATTAATAGTCAAAACCAACAAGTTTTAGCTGAAGGTTTACAGTCAAAAAGAAATGAAGTTTCTGATTTTTATGCAGGGCAAAGAAAAGCTGCTGGCAATGCTTACGGTATAAGTGATATAGATAATTTTTTAAAACAAAATAGAGTATAGCTATGAGTACAGAAGCAAATAAAAGGCCTAAAGGTGTAACACATGGAACTTGGAATAAAAACCCAGGCAACATAAAAGGATATAGAGATAATGGTGGTAAAACAGATTTTACTAAATGGTTAGATAAACAAGGCATTCCTTACAGTAAAGGAACTGCTGCTGCTGATGGTGGTTATTTTATAAAGTTTGAAAATGATGAAGACGGCTTAAAAGCTGCTGATAACTTTTGGAGTGTAGTTAAAACTTGGAGTCCATATAAAGGTAAAACTGTACAAGAAGCTTTAGGTGTTTATGCTGCTGATGGCTACGACAAATCTTTTTTAGATAGCCTTGCAGAAAAAGGTATAGATTTAAATGCTAAATTAGATTCTTTACCTGCTGATTCTTTAGCTACTATATCTCATCATCAGATGCAAACTGAAGATCCTAATCAGTATAAAAACTTACAATCATCTGGCTTAATATCTAAAGATGGTAAGTCACAATATGAAGGCGCTCCTAAGTCATTTACTAAAAAAGAAAAAAGCGAGTTATCTAGAATATCAGAAATGGATAACATTGTTGCTTTGCACAGAGAGCAATCTAATGCATATACTGATTTAACTGATGGTCAAAAATTAGAAGCTGAAACAAAATTAACAAATATTCTTAAAGGAATAAATGTTGATATGAAATCTGGTGAGTTTGATAAAAGATGGATAGCTGAATATGAAGAAAAAGGAGATGTAGTTCCTTTATTTAAAGATGCATCTAGGGCTTTTAAAGTTTCTCAAGTTATTGCTAAAGAAATGGGTTGGAATGAGGCTGACTTGAATGACCCAAAAGTATTAGGATTACTTAGAGCTAAATCTGACTACATGTATAATTTGATGCGTCAAAAAGATTTTCAAGAATCTATTGGTGGCGATCAATTTATAGATTCTACACTAGAAGACGTTTTAGAAGATAGCATGTTTACATCAGGTAATTTTGCAAAATATAGCGGAATACCAGAATTAGGATATGCTACACAAAAAATAGAAAAAAAGGTTAGAGGAGCAGGTACTGAGCCTTTTATGGGAGCTAAAGAGGGGGATGTAGGTTTTTGGGATGAACCAGGAAAAGATGGAAAATTAAATCTTGATGGGTATGAAGAGTGGCGTGAAAATTACGCAAAAAAATATGTTCCAGAATTAATTTATAATCAAACATCAAATGAAAGTGTAACATCTATAATAGATGATGCTCAAGAAGAACTAAAAAAACAAGAAACAACATCAAGAGTTTTTACTCCATCAGAAGCTGATGGTAGTGTAGAATATGAAAAATATTTACAAGAACAAGCAGATAAGCAACTTGAAGACGATGTAATGTATGACTCTGAAGGTAATGTTTATGATGCAAACAATTTACCTGCTTTTTTAGATAATAGTAATTTACTTACAACAGACGAATATCAAAGTTTTACTAATTGGCAGCAAGAAAATCCAGAAGGAACATTTGAAGACTACAATAAAACATCAACAATTGAAGAAAATAAAGAAGGTCAAAATGAAGGTGAAGGCGAAGATGATAATACAAAGAAATATTTTGATTTAAGAGGTGAAAGCGGAATAGGACAAGAGTCGTTTTTAGATAAGATAGGTGGTTTGTCTTCACTTATAGGTTTAGCTACAGGAGCTGCTGGTATAGGTTCTGCATTAAAAGATGTTGATATACCTAAAGACCCAAAGCTTGGTCCTGCTTTTCAACAAAGATTAGAAGAATCTAAACGTATGGCTCAACAAGGATTAACTCCTTCTGAGTTAGCTAAAGCACATAACGAATTAGACTCTTCTTATGCTACTGGTATAGAAAATATTGTTCGTGGTTCTGCTGGTAATAGAGCTCAATTTATGGCTGGACTTGGCGGTCTTGATGTTGCTCGTCAATCTGCATTAATGGACATCGCAGTAGCAGACGCGCAAATGCAAAGACAAAATCAAGAAAAATATGACGGCATGATGTTGATGAATGAGCAGTATGAAGCTGCTAGGCAAGCAAAATATCAAGATGCTAAATTTAAGCAAGACACTGCAAGACAAGCAGCAGGTGCTGCGTTAGTAGGTAATTCTATAGCTATGATTTCAGATGCTGTAGGAAGTCGTCATATTAATAGATACAATAAAATTAAGACTCAAAAACTTTTAATGGATATGGGGTATGTTACTGATAAAAATGGGAAATCAGGTCAAGACAAAGTAGGAACAGATGAAAATGGTAATGATGTTCAGACCTCATTTACTTTACCTAATAATTTATTAGATAGTGATGATGTAGCTGTAAATACTACAGTTAATAATCAAAATACAAATTCATTGTTCGTTCCTCAAACACAACAGCCTAACCAAACTCCTGTTAGTAGTCTTTATTCTAACGATGACAATTCTTATATTGGTGGTTTGCGTAGTTCTGGGTTAATTGGTAATACAGATACACAAGTTAATTTAGGCTCTAACTTGTACGATATATTTAACAAATAATAATATGGCAATAGATTACGGAGCAATGATGGCTTTAAATGAAGCTATCAGAGGTACATCAGAAGCAAGAAGAGCTAGGCGACAAGAAGAAGCTCAAATGCGTAATGAAATGCTACAGCAAGAACAGTTGGATTTTCAGAACGCTCAAATGATTGGTCAAGAGCAACAAGCTTTAGAAAAATCAAGAGAAAACTATTTAAAGCAAGTGCAAAAAATACCGCACATGCGTGATTATGTAAACAACTATTTTGATGAAAAAACTGCTGAGTTTAAAGGTTTAATTAAATCTTTTAACGGTAGATACTCTACTGCTATGAGTAGTGGTAAGGTATTAGACTTTAGAGACAGTTTAATGTCTGACCTAAAGAAAAGCGATAAATATCAAATAGGTGTGCAGTCGGCAAGTCAATTAGCTCAATTAGATGCTTATGCTGCAGACGAAAAAACTGCAGATAAAATATCTAGAAGAGATCAGATTAATAAAATGAGATACCTTAAAGGTGAAATAGATTCATTTGAGTTGAGTGGATTAAGAGCAGAATATAATGCTGTAGATGCTGCTAATTATTACGAAGGTGAAAGACCTGATTTTAATCAAATATTTAGTCAGCAATATTCTGCAATAGTACATAACTGGTCTTTAGAAAATGATGATGCTAATCATAGCAAATTAACTGCGTTAGCAGAAAATATGTATCCTGGTGATCCTAATGGTAAAGAAAAAGTTCTTAAAGAATGGGCTGAAGAAGATATGGGAATGAAAGGAGTTTATGACCAACGAATGGTAGGTACTAAAGAATTACCTCCAGTAGAAGCTACATCAAGAGTTAGGAATATATTTAATCAAACAGCTACAGGCCCTAACGCTGCTTACGGTATGCTTGCTAATGCTGCAAGTCAGCCAATGATGCAACAGTTTGGTGTTAGAGCTGGTGGTCCTGAACAAAAAGGTGATATGCAAATAGCAGGATACGAAGTGTTTACTGCTGCACCTGATGCTATTTTAAAAGAAGCTCAATTTCAGTTTGGTGATGCTATGTCAAATAATGGTGATGGTACATACGACTTTAGACATGTTAAAAGAACGTTTGATGCAAATGGTGTTTATTTAGACGATAAAGACGGAGATGATTGGAGAGGATATAAGAATATGACTTATAATGGGGCTCACATGGTGACTAAAGCAAGATTTAGATTACCTGACGGAACTATTAAAGAGCAAATAATGGGTGACCCTAAAGATAGAGATTTAATTAAGTCTTTACAAAAAGAATGGGGTAACGATGTTAGTTATGTTCCTACTATGGTAGCTACATTTCAAAACGACAACTCACTTAGATGGTGGGATAAACAAATTATGATTGAAATGGATCCTAAGACTATGTCTATGGAAAGAATTATGGAGTCTACTGGAATGGAAGAGAAAATGCAAAAATCTGCTGAAAGCTCTAGAGTAATAGCTAAAATCTCTCAAGCTCCTCAGCAAGATTTAGAAACTAATTTAAATGCTGTTAGAGCACAACAACAAAAAGATGGTAACGCATATTATAAAGGGGTTAAAAATGATGATGGAGATGCTACAATGGATGAAGTTGCAAGCTATCTTGCTCCTAACTTTGATTTAATGCCTGAAGCACAAGATTCTAAAGGAATACTTTATGCTATTGCTTCTACTGCAGCTAAAAATGAAAGTGGTGATTTTGCTAAAAACTCTTCTTTATACATGAGTTCATTTAAAAACTTATTAAAAGGAACAGATTCAAATAGTAAAAAATTCCAACACGCAATAGAATCTAAAAATCCAAATAGTATTTACGATGTTATAAATAGAATGTTTGGAAATATTGGAGACAAAAATGAAATCCTTAAATTAGCAGAAATTTGGTCGAACTATAATTAAAATAAAATAAATGGCAGATTTAAACGATCTTATCAGCCAAGCAAGTAGCAATCAATCTGGTACAACAGGTAAAGCCAGTTTATTAGACTATGCTGATAAGCCTCAAGAAGTAGAACTAGGACAAGAAGAAGTTGGGCAAGACCCAATGTTATCACAACAAGATGTACAACAGATGTCACGGCAAGGTGCGGTGTCTGCTGTTGAACAACAAATAGATCCAGGAGTTGCTGGGTTATCACAAAGAGACCAACAAGCTATTACAGATACAGGAGTAGATCCTGAATTAATATTCGAAGGTAACGCAGAGAAGTTTGGTAAAAGTTTAGTTGCAGGTACAGGTATTGTTGTTAACGATATAGGTAATATGATTGACTATGCTGCAATGACAATATTACCAGACGAGGTTACAAAATCAGATACATTTCTTAAGATTACAGAAAGACTACCATCATTCCATAAGTGGGGTGAGTCAATGCAAAAGTGGGGTGAGATACATCAGTCTCCAGGTCTTGACGAGTTTACATTAGATGATATGTTTAAAATAGAGTTTTGGGCTACAGACGTAGCTAAGACTCTTCCTTATATGGCATCTATGATAGTGCCTGGTAAAATGGGTGTAAACGTTGCTACAGGCTTAATGAAAGCAGGTGCTCGTAGTGCAGCTAAACGAGGTATGTTTGGTTCTGCAAAACGATTAGTTAAAACTAGATCTGCTGCCGCAACAGCACAGGCTGCAGCAAAAGGTGGATCTAAAGCAGTTGCTGGTGCAGAAGCTGCGTTAGGGGGTGAAGGTTTAATGGGAGCGTTAGCTACACAAACTGCAGCAGGTGAAGTTGGACTTTCAAGTATGGGTTCAGGTATCGCTGCATTTTTAGGCTCAGGTGGCGCAACTACTGCTGTTATTGGTGCAGGTCTTGCAGGTGATGTTTACAATAGAGCTTTAGATATGGGCCTTACAGAAGAAGAAGCTCAAGAAGCAGCGCATGGTACGTTTATAGATAACTCAAAATGGTTTGCATTAAACGGATTATCTTGGGGTGTGCAGTTTGGAGGTTTGTCTGGTAGAGCATTTAAGCAGTTTAATAAAATGCGTGGTGGTGCAGAATCAGCAAAAGCTATACAAAAAACATTTGGTCAAAGATTAATGCAGCATGCTAGTAGAGGTGCTGCTGCAGGTACATTTGAAGGAACAGAAGAAATGTTCCAAGAAACATACGAAGAATGGATACAACAAAAAAATCTTGCAGAAGTTCAAGGTAAAGATTTTGTTTCATATACAGATTTTTTAACGTCAGAAGAAAACAAAAAAACATTAGGTGTTTCTTTTGCTGCTGGTTTCCTTATGGGGGGTCGTGGTGGATTTATGGATAGCGTTGCAGAAAACGGTAGACGTATAACTAATAAAAGAATTTCTATAGATGACGATATTAATTCTTACGAAAACATGAGTGAAGCTCAGCGTAAAGTAAGAACTAATGAAATTATTGAAGCAGCTGTAAGAGAAGATCAAGTAGACGGCCTTAACGGTATGTTAGATAAATTACAATCTGCTGGTAAGATAAGCGCAGAAGAAAGAGCAGAGTACGACAATATTATAATGGAGTATTCTAAGATTGCCGCAGAATTACCTTTCCAAGAAAAACTAACAGAAGTTGGTCAGCAAGCATTATTTAATATTAAAGTTGCAGAAGCTCAATCTAAAAAGTCTTTACAAAACTTAGAAGTTCTTAAAAACAAAAATATAGCTGAAGCTAATAACAATTTAGAAGGCGAAGCTTTAACTAATGAGCTTGCTAAAATTGAAGCACAACACAAAATGAATGTTGATGCTGTTAATAAATCAATAGCAGAAGGTAAACAATCTATTGCTAAGTTATTAGCAGCTAAAAAATATACAAGCGAAGGTAAAAAAGCAGATACTAAAAGACTTGAAGAAATTAAAAAGTTTGAAGCGTCTGAAGAATATAATGATTTAAATGATGCACAAAAAGCTGATCTTAATTCTGAAAAGTCAAACTTAGAGCAAAAGCTTAAAGAAGATTCTTATGCTATAGAAGAAGCTGATGCAGTTGCTGATCAGATGACAGAAGAAGAGTATGAGCAATTTACAAAAGAAGGTGCAGTAGAAAAAGCAGAAAAACAAAAACAACAAGCAGAAGATGTTGTTGATAAAGTTGTTGATAAAACAGAGGAAACTGCTGATACTGTGGTATCTAAGGCTAAGTCTTTTGCTGGTAGAGCAGTTGATTTTGTAAAGCAAAAGTTTGCGGATGTACAAAAAGGTAGAGAGTTTAGAAAAGCTATGCGACCTTTTGATGCGCAAATACAAGAGTTGCAAGAACAAGGCAAAACAACTGAAGAAATATTAGAAGCTATTAAGCCTAATATAGAATTAGAAAACATTACTGACGAAGACATTACGTCTTACATTAATACTACTACTGGTCAAGTAGATGTTGAAGCAAAAAATGCAGGACCATCAGGTACAGGCGCAACTGAAGAAAAAGAAATAGAAGGTGTTACAGATGAAGAGGTTTTTGCTGAAATAAGAAGAAGACGTGAGGAAGCTGGCAAAAAAGGTAAAGGATCTGGTCTTGAAGGTGCAACAACTCAGGAAGAGATAGACGCTGTAAGAGAAGAATTAATTAAAGCTAAAGCAGATGAAAAATCAACAGCAGAAAACGTTGCAACAGAAGAAGCAGCAGAAAGCGAAGAACAAACAGGAGAGGCGCAAACACAGCCAAGCGATACAAAAACTAAAGAAAAGTCTGAAGTAGATGAAGATATAACTTTTGCGGAAAGAGTTAGAAAGACAGCAGATAAAATTGCTAAAGACCTTTCTAAAAAAGCATATAGAATTAAAAAGAAAGCTACTGCAGAAAACATAAAAGGTTTATTTAAAGAAGGTTTTGGTAAAGTGCCTAAAATGAAAACTGGTGTTGAAAGTAAACAAACAGTTTTACAATATTATGCATCTTTAAATCCTGTATTAGAATCTGCTATTATAGGTGCAGCATCTAAAAAGTTTCCTAATAAACAACTTTTAATTCTTAGAGAAGTTATTGATGAACATGGATCTGAAGTTGCAGGTATGGCTCTTGGTTCTGCTGTACAAGTACAGTCTGGACAAGATGTTGGTATAAAAATAATGCACGAATATGGTCACGTCTACTATGGAATGATGAAAGATAATCCATCGTTTAAACGTGGTGTTGCTAAAATAATTAACTCTAAAATATTTAGAGATACTAAATCTTTGTATTCTGAAGAATTACTTTATAACTTAAAAGGTGCAGACGGACAGAATGTACAGTTAAGAGGTGATGAAATATTTGCATCTGCTATGAGTAATAAGTCTATGTTTTTAGAAGAAATGCAACAAGACTTAGACGCATTTAACGAAGCACAAGCTGCAAATGACTATGAAACAGCTAGAGCAATTTTTGATAAGTTTTTAAATAAACTACAAGAAGATGGTGCTATAGAAATACTACCTGATAATCAACAAGAAAACATTATAGAAGAAGCGTTTGTTACATCACTTGCTCCACAAATGGCTGGACAGTTAAATGTAATGTTTGATAAATCTAATGACGTAGTACAATACGAAGGTTTCTTAAAAAGATTAAAAAGTAGAGTAGCTAAAATGATTACGCCTAGCGATGCTAAAGAAATTCTTAAAAACGTTGATCGTAAGTTTGAGAATATGTCTTTAGAAGAAATAGGTAATGAAATTATTAATGATATTTCTACTGGTGTAAACGGAGGAAAGTTTAAAAGTGGTAAAGCTAAATACATGAAGTTTGGTAAGCTTTCTAAACAAGTTGCTCCTGTAGCATCTATAGAAATAAATAAGATGTTATTATCTACAGAAAACCTACCATTTGAAACTATGGTAGATAGAGTTGTAGACAATATATCTAATGAGTTGCAAGATCCAAATATTAAAGAGCAAATTAAAGACGAAGTTGCTTTACGTTTAGCATCTGAAATAAATACAAGAGCAGGTAATACATTAGATCCTGATGGAGTTAAATCAAGCGGTGTAAGCAAGGTTTACGAAGAGGCTGGATATGACACAGCAAAAGTAGAAGAAGAGACCGATGAAGACTCTTATATTGATCCTGAAGATACAATGGAGAAAGAAGAAGAGATTGGTATTAATATTACATCAGACGAAAATGCTAGACAGGCAGCAATGCAAAACTCATCATCTGAGTTTATGAAAGCATTAATGATGATTGCTAATCCGCAAGGACAAAACAGACAGTATGAAAAAACAAACTTAGAAGCTGCTGTTTTTAATTTAGCTAAAACACATAGAAACAATGTAGGAGCGTTTATTAAAGCAATGAATGCATCTAACGATCCTCATATTGTAAAAGCATTAGAGATAATGAATAAATATATGGAGCCGCTAGAAGTTATGCATGTGCAAAGAGAGTTCCATAAAAACTTTAGTAATAAACATATGGAAAGTATTACTAACACTATTATAAAAGGTGATGGTAATATTGTAGAAGCAGAATCTTTAGCGTCTTCTGAGGAATCTAAAATAAAGTCTATAACTAATTCTGCTAATAAAGTTTTCTTTGGTAAAAGCGCTAACAAAGTTAGACAAGATGTTGCTAATAGATTAGTTGCTGCTAAACAAAAAGTAGATAATGGTGGTAAAATAACAACAAGAGAATCTTTAATGATACTAGCGCCAATATTACACATGTCAGATAGTTCTATGTATTTAGACATGAATGCATTAGTTGGTTTAAGAATACCAGTAAAAGGTAAGCAATACAGTATAGAGCAGTTTGTAGAAAACTTTGTTAAAAGTCCTTTGTTTAATAAGCATATTAAAAATGGACAGATAACTATTAAGAATCCACACATGAGTTCTTTAATAGAAAACATGGTTGTAAAGTCTAGAGGCAAAAACATGATAAAGACTGTAAGTAATGTTAATGGTCGTAAAACTATGACGCTTAACATGAATAGTCATTTATTAAACTCTAAAGAGACAATTGAAAAAATGGCATCTACTGAAGAAGGTAGACAGGAGTTGTTAGAAAAATATCCTGGCAATCCATTTATAAAAATGGTTGTTGCTTTAGGTCAGCAAGGTTTAGAATCTGAAGCTTTTAAATTGTCAATAGATGGTGGTACAGTATCATTAACAGGTTCTAAAAGTAAAGCTGTAGCTTATCAAAATAAAACTAAAGAAGATATTTTATTTGGTGATTTAGAATCATTTATTTCTTCTTACGATAAAGGTAAGCCTGGTAGTTCTAGAACTTATTATTCTCAGCCTGTAAGTGTATTTTCTAACTCTAAAAGAAGATACAACATACAAGCACCTATGATTACTACTGAAAAACAAAAGCAAAAAGTTTTAGAAGAAATTAAATCTAATGGTTTAGATAAACAAACCTATGAAGATGGAAGTTCTGTTTTAGGTATAAAAATAACAGGTAAAAAAGGCACATATAAAGTTGATCTTACAGAACAAACAGAAGCTCTTAAAAGTTTTATAGAAAACAATCCAGGAGTTTTAAAAGACAATCCTTTGTTATCACAAATTGCTACTGTAGACGAACTAGGTAATGTTGTTTTTTCTAAAGAAGGTTTAAAAATATTAGAAGATTTTAATTTTAACTCTATTGTAAATTCTACATATGCACAAAAATTATTTGTAGGTGAACACACTCAAGCAAAAAGTCAATCTGATTTTGTTAAAAGAGCTACAGGAGCTATAGCAAGACACGATGGTTCTCTTAGAGGTGTTGCAATAGAGCCTCTTATTATTAAAGATATAGAGTCTGAAGCAGGTAATGAAACTGATGCAGCTTCTTATATATTACCTGAAGATGTTCCTTTTCTACAAGATAAAGTAGGACCAAGAATGGGTCAGGTTTTAAAGTTTGTTTATTACGGAAACGATAAAAGAGGTAATAATGCAAATGAAGCATTAGAAAATGAAGACATTTATTTTAAAACAGTTGTTACAGTTTTGCATCCAGAAAACATCGGAGAATCTGAAGTTCTTCAAAATATTGCAGATAAACTTAGAGCTAGAAGAAAAAAGAATGGTTATAGTGAATCTTTAAATATTGCTGTGTTTGAATCTGGAGCTAAAAAAATTCCTGCAATACACAACGGAGAAAAAGCTATAGATCATGACGCAGAGTTTGGTCCTGATAGTGAAGCGCAAAAACAATTAGATGCAGCTTACATGGTGGGCGATAAATTAGTTGGTATTGATGGTGCTAATATGGGTATACAATTACCTATGGATAAAGATAAAAAAACAACTAACCTTCCTACACAACACATAGGAAATACAAACAATGATTTATCTGCAGAAGAAGCTTTACAAGTTGACGAAATACAAGCATTAGAGGGTGAAATATTTGATGCTAACTTAGAAGAGGCTGTTGGTGCTATGATTGCTGACAATCAAAAAAGCACTCCTGAATCTAGAAGAGCAGTTAAAGAAATGTTAGGTAGAGTTGTTGGTAGAAATGCTATACGCTCTGTCTCTAATGGTACTGCAAAAATGATTGCAGCATCAAATCCAGATGTTAGTTTAAATTTACCAGGATTGCAAAAATATTTTAACAATGCTATTAGATCATTAATTAAAAAATCATCTAAGATTATTACTAATGGTACTATAGGTATACAGTCTACATCTGTAGGTAGAGGCTTAAAAGCATATACACAAGGAACAAGATTTAATGCTAATGGTGAAAGACGTAAAGTTACGTTAGCAGCAGAGGCTATTGTTCCTGCATCTTTGAAAGGTAAATATTTAGCTA